CGGGGGAATGACCCACGAGGCCACCCCTCTAGGAAGGACCCGAGAATTTTTTTTGTTGTATGTAAACAACACTTGATTGGGCTGTGCGTGTCATTGGGCCGCGATTGTATCGCGCATCACTTGGCTGTGCGCATGGCGTATGCCCATGCCTGTTGCAGCTGCGCAACGAACACCTTGTCGACCACGCGCCCACCGATGGCTGTCATGTCGAAGCGGCGTTTGTATTGGGGCTTAGATGCGAACACCATCAGCGCTTCGATGCGCTTGTTGTTGCCCACGCGTGCGTAAATGCCCCAGCCCCTGCCTGCGTTCTTACCTGCGCCCTTGGGCTTGCCGATGAAGTAGCGGCCTGCTGTGCCTTTGGTGTTCATGTTCTGCGACATGCGCTTGATGGTGGCCAGGCTCACGCCGCCAGTGCTGTCCAGCTTGATGTTGCGGGTGGGCACCAGTGCATTGTCGGGGCCATGCTTGCCCATGCTGTCGAACTTCTTTTCAAAGCCCTTGATGCGACGCTGGCCACCCTGCACCTGGAACTTCAGGTATCGGGCCTGCTGATCCTTGGCGAACACCATGGCGGTCAGGGTTTGCTTGTCTGCCTTCTGCATGGCCCAGGCATTGCGGGTGAACGCATTGGGCCGGTCGAACGCCACGGGGGTCTGGGTCTTGAACTCGTCCCGCACCAGCTGCGCCGTGTTGGTCAGCGCCTTGGCGATGGTGAACGGTGCCTGCCTGCTGGTGAACTGCTCCAGCTGGGGCATGACCTGGCGGATGTTGGATTCGACCGAGATGTTCATGGTGTTGGAATGATAACGCTGAGGTGTTGCCAGTGGTTGGGGGTTTGCGTGAAAGTTAGTGATTACTAACCAAAGGTTCCTAGCGCTTGCCACCACCTAAGTCATTGTCACCATTGGGAAAAATGCAAAAGGTGGCAAGTGGCAAGTGTTTTAGGTGTCGCCGCCATATATGCGAGTGCATGTGTGCGGCGCTTTGTTTCATCCTCGTGTGTGTGTAGATGTGTTTTACTTGGAACTTGCCACCTAAACAATGTAAGTCATTGATTTATATGAAGAAAATGAGGTGGCAAGTTAGGTGGCAAGCCGGTGGCAAGCCGGCCTGTTAGCCACCTCAGAACGGCCGATCATTGTCCGCAAAGGCCGGACGCTTGAACCCACCGAACGGCGGCAGCGGATCATTGGCGTCCAGTTCCTCGCGGATCTTGGCCTTGGATGCTGGCGTCCCGTCGTACTCCATGGGCCGCCTGATCCAAACGTGGCACTTGCGGCCGTCCCACTTGATCACATCCTTGACCTTCTCAAACTTCAGTTCGCTTAGTGCTTGGGACATGCGGCTGGTCTGGATGGTGCGGTTTTCCATGTCACGCAGTGCCACGTTAAGCGCCTTGGTTTCGACCACGTTCAGGCTCACGCCTCTGGCACCAGTCTCCAGAATGGCTTGGATGGACTGTGCGTCGGCGGACATGCTGTGGCTGATCATGTAGCGCTTGGCCTGCGTCATGGCCGGGCCTTCGTTGCGGTCGAAGTCGGCCAGGTCAACACTCATAAGCCAGCCACGGATCACCTCGGGGTTATCCCTGATGGCGTAGTCATTCAGGCGCGCCCAGTAGTCCTTGTCCATTTGCGACGTGACTTCCTCGCGGCTGTTAAACCGGGTGAAGAAAACGCCCCATCGGCGGTCGTCTGGGTCCAGCACCAGGGCGTCGCGGAAATTGGACAGGGCGATGTAGTTCTGGGTGTTGGCCACGTTCTTGCTGTTCTTGCCCTTGGCCACCACGTCCACGATGTCGTTGGTGATCAGGGTTTTCAGCTTGTTCATGAAGTCGTGCCGGCTGTGACCTGGCACGCGGATTTCCTCAAAGGTGGACAGACACTTGCCTTCCGCCCATCCGTTGAAGTCAGACCGCAGGCCTTCCATGCCGACGACCTGGGTATGCTTGCGGCCCATGGCAGCGGTCAGCATCTTTGCAATGGTGGTCTTTCCATCGCCAGGCATGCCGACAATCACCGGTGCCCATAGGATTTTCTTACCGGGGTGCTGGACATTGTGGGCCATCCACAGCAGCAGCTGCTGCCAGTCGTGCGGCAGGATGTTCTGAATATGCCCTAGGCAGATTTTCCATGCGTCCTTGCTCTCCCATGCTGGGTCCGCCTTTGGCACGCTGGTTTCGTTGTAGGTGTTCAGATATTTGATGCCGTCCAGAAAGAAGATCGGGTCACCGTTCCACATTGTCGGCAGGTACATCAGATCGTGGACCACCTCGGAATTCTCGACCCTGCGCAGGTATTCGGCAGGCTTCATCTTCCGGTGGGCGGGGAACTGCTCCATCAGGTGCAGGTGTTCCATGTTGAAAGCGTCCACGTCCACCAGGCGCATGGTCGGCTTATGCACAAACTTGCGCTGGGCGGACACGAACACCCATTCCTCGATCATGGCCTGCGCTGGGTCTAGGATGGCGGGGTTGTTGTCGTTGGACACAGCTGTGACGATCTCGGCCACAGCTTCAGCTCCAGCGGATAGCGCCAGGTCGTTGAAGTCGCCAGCCTCTGGCGCCACGACAGTGGCCTGCACAGCTCGGGCTGCCTGGTTGGCTTTGGTGATGCCGGGATTTCCTGGCGTGTTCACGTCATTGTCGGCGGCAATGATGATTTCAATGTCTTGGAACCGTTCGCGCATTGCCAGCGCCACAGGCTCTAGATTGCCAGCATTAAAGGCGATTGCCACAGCAGACTGTGTGGACTCGTGAATGCTGGCGGCCGTGGCATATCCCTCGGCAATGTAGATCTTGCCATCAGGCCGACCGATGCCGCTGTAGCAGCCTTTGATGCGGCCACCAGTCAGGAAACGCTTGTTGCCATCCGGGTCGATGAACTGAAGGCTGTGCAGCGTTCCGTCCGTTGTTTTCAACGGCACCACCAGCGCATCGCCTGACTGTCGCAGTCCATAGGCCTTCACACCCTTGCGCACCAGGTATGGGTGATTGTCGTTTGCAACTGGGCAGGCCTCCCAGATCTTGAACGCTTTGTCTCTGGCATCGGCGCGCAGCTGCTCAGTTGCCGCAGCGCGTTCTGCCTTGATGCGCTCCATCTTCGCCGCATACTCTGCGCGCTCGGTTGGCGTGAACTCCTGTTCTGATTTGGCGCACCATGAACTGCTGATGTCGTGCTTCCAGCTGCCGAATGCGCCGGCCGGCACGCCATCGTCGTGCAAAACATACCAGCCGTTTAGGCTGCGGGGTTTGTCGCCGTCGACGGTGAACCGGTGGATCTTGCCGTCTGGGATGATTTCGTCGCTTGTACGCAGGCCGGCTGCGGTCATTGCGTCGCGGAATGCGTCGATTGGGTTAAGCATGTCTGTTACCTCACCATGCAACGATGTGTTCGACGTTGTTTTCGTTTTCGCCGCACATTCCCCAGGCCACGCGGAATGCGCGCGCCAGCGTGTTGGATGGTGGGTGTTTCCAGCGCAGGCACAGCTTGCCCTGCATGTCTGTCGCTTCGGACAGCAGCAGCTCTAGCTGCTCTTTCTCCAGATCCAGAACCGTCGCTGCGATCCTGACTGCTTTCTTCAGGCGGTCAACCCGCCACTGATCCTTGGTTTCCCAGGCCACATATTCCATATATTTGCCTTCACCCCACTTCACTGAAACCCGGATGGCCGCAGGGTTAGAAACCATCCAGGGTTCGCATCATACCCCAGCTTTCCCCTTCTCCGCCCACTGACGAATCAGGATCTGCACTGGGGCAGGGATGCGAGTGTAACCCTTGCGCCAGTTGATGACAGTCTGATCGGATACGCCGCACATGCGCTGCACGTCATGGTTTTTCATGCGGGCCTGGGCTTGCAGTCGCTGGAATTCCTGCGATGTCATGCGCGCGCCTCCATGGGCTGCCAGACGGTGCGGGTGTAGCGGTCGCGTGGGTGCGGGCAATGCTCTGGCGGCACGACCACGCACCAGACGGCGTAGTATTGTCCGCGCACTGGGCCGGTCCAGCGGTCAATGTAGGCGTCGGGCATTCGCTCCAGGCACTTGCGCAGGGTTTCTGGTTTGCTGATCTGGGGCAATAACGCCAGCAATTCCTTGATCGTCATGCCGCCGTCGTTTTCTCGCAACAGTGCGCGGATGTCTGGGGTGTGGGGTTTTTTCATGTCTGGCCTCCGTTCTTCTCAATGAGCCGCTTTTGAAGTTCTAGTTCAGGCCCGGTGCGGAATTTCCAAAGCGCCGTGTCAATCCCCTGCATGGTGATGAATGCTTCGCACACAACCCACACGGCCACACATATCCAGAATGCTGACCATCCGTTCATACGCCACCGCCGTTCTTTTCGCGCAGCTTGGCTTCGATGGCGAACTGGTCGCATAGCCAATCAAGATTTTGAGCGATGCCGCAAAATGCAGCACATTCAGGGATTCGCCCTTTCATTGCCCAGTGCATTGCCTCGTTTCGCGCATCGACCAACGCCTCGCGCTGCGCCTCAGTCAGCCCAACCCATTGCCGCTGTGCTTCGGATTGGTTGGTGGCAGTCACCAGCGGAACCCATGCGCCAGACTGTTTGCGGACTTCTTCGATCTGCGCGTTGTGGATTGGCCCCTCATACATGCCGTTGCTGCACGGGCGATACCAGAACACCGGCTCCTGCACAGGTGCTGCGGGTGGGGTGGTGTAGAGGGGCCGCTTATGCAGCGCATCTGGATGCGGCTTGTCACTGACTTGCCAATGATCGGTTGCATTGCTCATCTTCCATTGCCACGCCACAGGCTCCTGCTTCTCTGCGGCATCAATGTGCCGCTGAATGCGATCTGCAATCCTGTCAAGTAGGCGCTGGTTGTTAGTGCTGTGCCCGCAGTCTGACATCACCATCTCAGCCAGTTTGTAGACCGTTGATGACGGGTCGCAGTATTCCGGCTCCTGCACAGGAGCTGAACGGGCTTGCTCGATGGCGGTGCGGAGGGCGGTGGCTTGTACTGTCGCAAGACATTTTGCTTCGTACATACTGGATGCCAGCGATCCAACACTTCTGTCGTGGTCGTACCAACTTGCAATATCTTCGAACGCCTCCAGCGCCTGCTTCATTGCTTCGATGCTCATGCTGCCCCCTTGATGAACAGCCCAACGCAGCCGCCGCAGATGGTGGCCAGGGCGTCGAACACGTCGGGCGTGTGCGCGTCGCGGTTAAACGCGTCGTAGATTTCCTTCAGGAACGCGATGATGGTCACCGCGGCCATGGCGTAGCGTGCACCGATGAACGGTGTGGCTGCTGCGAACAGCACCACGCCGCTGGCGAAGTGCATCACTTTGTCGGGGGGGATGGCGTTCAGCCACGCCAGGATTTTTTCGATCATTTCATGCTCCTTCGTGTTCAATGACGCGCGCTTTCTTGGCGCGGATGGTTTTCTGCACGATGTCCAGTGCCTTCTCCAATTCAGCAATGGTGCACGCCTCCAGCTGGGCGTCGTGGATTTCCATGGCCAGGTTGATGGCCACCAGTTCTGGCCCGGTGAACAGGAACCGGCCGCGCTCCAGGCCACGCCGACACATGGCCAGCATGGCGTCCTGGCCGGCGTTGATGTCTTGGCGGTACTCGTCGCCAATGCGTAGCAGTGCCAGCGCTTCTGTCATGTTCAGGGCGGCGATCACGGCATCGCAGTGGTCGCGTGTGCCGCGGCCCTTCACCAGTTCGTCCATCGCTGCGTGGTTGCGCAGTTTCAGGGTGATGGCCTCGGGGTGCGTGGCCATGGGCTGCATGCCCTGCTTGATCCACGCCATCACATCCAGGCGCACGCCTTTGGGTCGGTAGCTGCTGCGCTTACGCATGGTTGAACCCCGCGGCCGCCAGCATGGCCATGTAAGTCAGCAGCAGGGCAGCGGCCAGCATCCACTTGGCCAGCTGGCGCAGTTGGCGGCGCCATGGTGATGCGTCATGGTCCAGGCGTTCTTTGGCTTGGCGCACGCGTTCGATACGCACCGGGCAGTCGCGTCCCTGGCGGCAGTTGCCGTAGTCGTCGCAGCAGTTCATGTCTTCGCTCCTGGGCATGTCTCGCCGTGATGTGCGTATTTTTCGTTCTTCCCGCAGACCTTGCAGTGGTATTTGCCCCAGCCGTCATGGACGAAGAAGTGGGTGGGTGCCGGCTCGGGTTTGTCGCGCCCGAAGATCGCGTCCCACCGGTTCGCATAGTCCTGATCGCTGACCGCCATGGGCCTGCGTGCTGATCCTTTGCCGCCGTCTGATGCGCTCATTTTTTCGCTGCCTTCTTGATTGTGAATTGCCGTGACTTGTCTGAACCGCGGCCAGCCATCGCAACGGACGCGGCCTGGGACATGCGGAAATGCACGCTGCTGGTGATCGTGCTTTGGGTCTTGCGCCAGTCGAACGCGTTGCCAGTCGACTTGCGGATTTTGGTGCCTGGCCAGTAGGTCATGCCAGCAGCTCCCCAGTGCGGTAGTGGACCCGGCGGTCGCCCTGGCGGCTGGGCAGACTGTAGGCGTCCATGGCGCCGGGCCGGCCGTTGTAGGGCGCCAGCTCATTGGCCTGGTACAGCTCACGGCTGGCGGCGTTCACCAGTGTGCGGCTGCTGGCGAACGTGGGCGGTGCTTCCTTCCAGCGTTGCTTGTTGGCGCTGGCCAGTGCGTTGCGGCCTTTGGGCTGGATCTCCAGCAGGCCGTCGCCGGCCATGGTGACCATCAGCAGCTTGCGGACGGTTTTCAGGGCCTCGGGCGTCTCATGCGTGCCCAGTGCGTTTAGCTGGGCCTCGTCCATGGCGCCGAAGTCGCGCAAAGTTTGCAAAACCCACCATTGTGCGGTGCCGTGTTTGATGCGGGTTGGTGCTGTCATGTCGGCCTCACTTCACCAGAACGTCGAAGTAACCCAGCATGCAGGCGACCAGGCCGCCCATCATGGCCAGGCCGATGGCGCCGTAGGCGATGAACTGCAGGAACGTGGGGCGGTCGCTGATGGGGCGGTCGGTGTAGTAGCCGATCTCGAAACTGCAGTCGGCCAGAGTGCGGGGGGTTGTGATGTGGCTGGGTTTCATTTCACAGTCCTTTCGGTTGCTGGACAGCACCGCGCTGTCCATGGCTGTGAATTATGCCAAGTATTTAGGGTTTCTTCTTAGGACAAACCCTTATGTCGCGTAATCGCAACAGCCTCACCCGGCGACCTTGCGATGCCGGCATAGCCGCCAGCCGCCAGCACCTGGGCGATGAAGTTCAGCTGGTGCTGGGTGGGCTTGCCGGTGGGTGTCTTGACCTCGATGCCGGTGAACACTGCCACGGTCTGGCCCACCATGTCGGGGGTGATGCGCAGTGGGGTCCAGCCGATCAGATCGCCGCCGCCGGGATTGCAGACGCCGTACTGGATCATGCGCTGGGCCTTGGGGTCAAAGTAGGCCCCGATGTTGTTGCGGAATGCCACCACGCCAGCGCGAGAAAGCGCAAGGCGGATCTGTTGCTGGATGGCGGCTTCGCTCACTTGTTGCGTTCGAACTCAATCAGCATTTCCAGCGTGTGCAAGGCTTTCTCCAGATCCTGGATGCCGCCCTTGTCGCGGAAACGTGTGACGTACTTGATGATGGTGTGCTGGCAGGCGTCCAGCTTGTTAGCCATGCTGTATTCCATCGGCTGGATGGCCAATGTCTTGTAGTGTCCGCCGCCGATCTGGGTGTCCAGTGCTGACACATGGACAGCCGGCGGGACCGCCGCGTTTTCCTTGCACCACATGGTGTGGCCTTCCCACAGGCCGCAGGTTGGGCATGGCGCTGATCGCGTGATTGCCATGATCAGAACGGAATGTCGTCGTCCACGGGCGCCGACTGGCGTTGCGGTGCAGCTGCGCGCGGTGCCTGCTGGCCATCCTGGCGCGGCTCGAACAGCGAGCAGATCACGCGGTCCTTGCCGGCTTCACGCGGCACTGCGGCCAGGTTGATCAGCGGGTCCAGCAGCAGGTAGAGGCCGTTGTCGCCCTGCATCACTGCGCCGATGTTTTGGTAGCGGTTCTTGGTCTGCCCCTGGTTGTCCTGGTAGCTGCCGGTCTTGACTGCGATGTCGTACTTTTTGGTGGTCGCCATAATGGTCCTCAATGGTTGATGATGAAAAGTGGCCCCTTACGGGGGCCAGTCGGCTGACGCGCATTGGCAGAAAGGAGACACCGCCGCCGTCAGCTGCCGGTGTTACTCGCCACCGCCGGCTGGGCGTTTATTCCAGGCAAGTTCAACAGCAGTGCGCAATTTTAGCCATGCTTTGTCCCCTCGCTTGTGTTGTATTTTCATCAAATACTGTCGCCGATCTAACAACGTCGGCATGTTGCAGACATGCAGCGCCTCGCAGTGGTTTCGCCAGTCCTCGGACCAGGTGCACGTCTCGCGGCCGTCGGGCAGCGTGGCGCGTGGGTGGGGGCAGGTGGTGGGGCAGGTCATAGGTGGATGCCTCGCGCGGACTTGATGCGCAGCTGCTGGTACACCCAGTCCATCTTGTAACCGCGTTCCTCGGCGATGCGGCGCAGGTCTTCGATGGTCTGCGCCCGCCCGACTTCCTGGCGCTGCTTGCGCTTGATCTCGGTCAGCTCGGCCAGCTCGCCTTCGGTCTGCTGGATCTTGCGTTCCTTGACCGGGTGCACATGGCCACAGTTCGGGCAGACCGGGGCAGGGCTGTGCACGAAGTAGCAGCGCTCGCACTGGCGCACCGGCTCGACTTCCTCGGCTTCCCTGGCGCGTTTCTTGGCGCCCTCCAGGGTCCACTCGCGCGGCTCGGTGGGCAGGCCGTGCGTGAAGGCGTTGCCAGCGTGGTCCAGCACCACCAGGTCGGTCTTGCCGTGGTGCGTGCGCAGGCCGCGGCCGATGCTCTGCAGGTACTTGGTTAGGCTCTTGGTGGGCGCCAGCAGGATCACGCAGCCGATGGCCGGGCAGTCCACGCCGGCCACCCACAGCTGGCAGTTCACCACCACATCCAGTTCGCCACCCTTCAGGCGCTCCAGCGCGCCGGTGCGCTCGTCGGTGGCTGTCTCGCCGCTGATGGCCACCGCACGGTAGCCGGCCTCGCGGAAGTGCGCGGCGGTGTCATGGGCGTGGGCCACGTTGGTGCAGAACACCACGCAGGGACGGCCGTGGGCCAGCTTGCGGTAGTGCGCCACCGCGTCGCCGGTGATGCTGGGCTTGTTCATTGCGTTGGCCAGCTGCCCCTGGGCGTAGTCGCCGGCGATAGTGCGAACGCCGGTCAGGTCCGGTCGGCTGGGGGCGTAGTAGCGGATGGGCACCAGCAGGCCGTCACGCTGCAGCTGGGCGGTGTCGCAGGACTGCACCAGGGTGTCGAACATCTCGACCAGGCCGCGGCCGTCCAGGCGGGCGGGGGTGGCCGTCAGACCCAGCAGGGCAGGGTTGCCCACGGCCTCGACCACCTGGCGGTAGGTGGCGGCCACGGCCAGGTGGCATTCGTCGATCACGATCAGGTCCGGCCTGGGCAGCTTCTCCAGGCGGCGCGCGGCCGTCTGCACCATCACCACATGCACGGCCGGGGTGGGGTCGTACTGGCGGCCGGCCATGATGTAACCGTGGGCGATGCCCTCGGCCGTCAGCTTGGCGCTGGTGGTGTCCAGGATCTCGCGCAGGTGCGCCATGAACCAGACGCGGCGGCCGCGGGCCACAGCGCTGCGGATGATCTCGGCGCTGGTGTGGGTCTTTCCCCCACCAGTGGCCATCACCAGCACCGGGGCGCGATGCCCGGCGCGGTATGCGGCGCGCAGGTCGTCCAGGGCTTTGGCCTGGTGTGGCCGCAGGCTCACAGCAGCCCCCACCCCATAGTCAGGGCGGCCCAGCCCAGCTTGGCGACAAACCCGGCCACCACCATGAAACACCACCAGCCGGCGAACGTGGCCAGCAGACGCATGATTGCTTCGATCATTTCCTGTTCCTTTCGATCAGCCGCTGGGCGGCCGCGTTAATTTTCTGGATCGTTTTCGCTCTGGGCTGTGACTGGCCGGACTTCCACTGATGAACCGTGGACGCGCCGACACTGGCTTCGCGCAGCAGCGCCGCGACACTGCACCGGGCAGTTACTGCCAGTTCACGGACCTTCCAGAACGCATCGTTATTTTCATTCATATCCATCTGTTCGGTGTTGCTGTGATGCGACAGTATAACGGGGCTTTCGTCCGTGTGCGGATGAATAGCGTGTAGAATCCAGCCTTGCCGTGATTTGCGGTGAACACTCGAAAGGACGTCATGCAGACAGGAATTTATGCTGGCATAACCAATGCCGACTATCACGGCGGCCCCGGCATTTCGAAGTCAGGCCTGGACCTGATCGCCAGGTCGCCGCTGCACTATTGGACGCGCTACCTGGACCCGAACCGCACGCCCACCGAACCCACGCCGTCGATGCGGCTGGGCACGGCTATCCACACGGCGGTGCTGGAACCTGGTGAATTCGCCAAGCGGCACCATGTGGCGCCGGTGGTTGATCGCCGGACCAAGGACGGGAAAGCCATGTGGGAAGCGGCAGTGGCCGACGCTGAAGCGGCAGGCGCCGAACTGATCAGCAATGAAGACGCGCAGACCTGCATGGCCATCGCCAAGGTGGTGCGCAACCACCCGACGGCGCGCAAGGTGTTCGGCACGGGGCAGGCGGAAATGTCGTGCTACTGGACCGACCGCGAAACGGGCCTGCTGTGCAAGTGCCGCCCGGACTGGCTGGCCCTGCCGCTGATCGTGGACTTGAAGTCCACCGAAGACGCCAGCGCCGATGGCTTCCAGCGGTCAGCGTGGAACTGGCGGTATTGGGTGCAGGCTGCCTGGTACGTGGACGGCGTGGAACAGGCCACCGGCCAGCGCCCTGATGCGTTCGTGTTCGGTGCGTTTGAGAAGGCGCCGCCCTATGCCTGCGCGTTCTACTATGCCGACCAGGCCATGCTCGACATGGGGCGGGCAGAATATCGCCGCCTGCTGCGCATCCTGGCGGACTGTATCTCGTCGGATACATGGCCCGGATACGACACCGACGTGCGGCCGCTGGGCCTGCCTGCCTGGGCGCTGAAGGCGGCCAATGACAACGAACGGGGGGCGGCATGAATCGCATTGAATTCGGGGACTGCCGCGACACCATGCGGCGCTGGGCGACCGATGGTGTAAAGGTCCAAACCTGTGTGACCAGCCCGCCGTACTTTGGCCTCCGCGATTACGGACACGACGGCCAGATTGGGCTGGAACAGACGCCAGACGAATACATCGCGGCCATGGTCGAAGTGTTCCGTTGCGTCCGTGACGTACTGGCAGACGACGGGACGCTGTGGCTGAACATCGGGGACAGCTATGCCGGCAGCGGCGGCGCTGGATCACAGTTCAAGCCAGGCGGCATTGCCAAGACCGGAACGCAAGCGCCGTCCACTTGGAAAGCTGAATACAAACAGAAGCCGGTCACGCTGAACGTGCCTGGCTGCAAGCCAAAAGACCTGATCGGCATCCCTTGGATGTTGGCATTCGCCCTTCGCGCTGACGGCTGGTATCTGCGCCAAGACATCATTTGGCACAAGCCCAACCCGATGCCGGAACCGGCGACCGACAGGTGCGCAAAAGCACACGAATATCTGTTCCTGTTTTCCAAAAGCAACCGCTACTTTTTCGACTCCAAAGCGATCCAAGAAGCAACGAACGATGGACTATCAAAGCGCAACCGCCGCAGCGTGTGGTCAGTCGCCACCCGCCCGTACAAGGGCGCTCACTTTGCCACGTTCCCGCCCGCACTGATCGAGCCCTGCATCCTGGCTGGCAGCAGACCCAGCGACATCGTGCTTGACCCCTTCATGGGTTCAGGAACCACAGCTCAGGTCGCGCTGCAGCATGGCCGACAGTACCTGGGCTGCGAACTGAACCAAGAATACGGGCCGTTGCAGCAGGAACGCATCGCACTAGCCACGCCAGCCAATGACAACATTCCCACCACTGGCGACCTGTTCGCCGCATAACCCTGAAAGCAAACCATGACCTTTGAAATCCGCAAAGCACAGCGCCAAGGTGCGCGCCTTCTGATCCAGCTGTCCGGCGTGTCCGGCTCTGGAAAGACCTACACCGCCCTGCAGCTGGCCTATGGCCTGGCTGGCAACAATGCCGACAAGGTGGTGCTGATTGACACCGAAAACCGCCGGGGCAGCCTGTACGCCAACGTCCTGCCGCAGCCGTTCAACATCCTGGACTTTTATGCACCGTTCAGCCCCCAGCGGTACATCGAAGCAATCGACGCCGCCTGCCGCGCTGGCGCTGAAGTGATCGTCATCGACAGCGTGACCCATGAATGGGAAGGGCCGGGCGGCTGCCAGGAAATTGCGAACGCCACCAAGTTCGCGGACTGGAAGCGCGCCAAAGCGGAACACAAGCGGTTCATGACGCACATGCTGCAGTCGCCGGCGCACATCATCGCCTGCACCCGTGCGCGCGAGAAAACCGACTTCAGCGACACCCGCAACCCGGTGAAGCTGGGGGTGCAGCCGATCCAGGAACAGAACTTCAGTTATGAAGCGACCGTCAGCCTGATGATGCAGGACCAGGGCAAACGCCAAGATGTGCTGAAGTGCCCGGCTGAACTGCAGGATGTGCTGGGGCGTGGCCATGGATACATTGGTGCGGATGATGGCCTGGCGCTGCGCCAGTGGGTGGATGGTGGGGTGAAGGTAGACCCGGCCATCGAACACCACCGCGGCATGCTGCTGAACGCCACAGAACAGGGACTTAAGGTTTTGCAGGATGCGTGGGTTTCAACCCCTGCGGCTGTGCGTAAATCTCTTGGTGACCAATTTAAAGAACAGCTGAAGGCAGCGGCGGCGGAGTACGAAAAAGTACGGATGTCAGCACAACCGGAGACACCTACATCCATCGCACAGCTGAATTCTGGGGATGGGAATGAAGGCGCAGTGGACGGGATGAATTCCCAGTCTGTAAAAGTGAACAAACAAGAAACGAATGGGGGTGTATTTTGACGGACGGAATTCGATACCTCACGCCAGCCGAACTGGTGCAGCGCTACAAGAACACGATCACGATCCGCACGCTGGCGAACTGGCGCAGCACGGGCGAAGGCCCGGTCTACACAAAGATTGGCGGCCGGGTTCTTTACCCAGTCGATGGCGTGAAATCCTGGGAAGCCTCCCGGACGCTGGGGGTGAAGGCGGGATGAACCTGCAACAGCACCCGTAACAGCACCCGCTGCGGTTTTCCGTGGCGGGTTTTTTGTTGGCTAAGTGATTGATTTTGTTTTGGTGAGCCCGTCGGGGTTCGAACCCGAGACCCTCTGATTAAAAGTCAGACATGGGTGCATCACCCGGCATCACAGACCATCACGGAACACCTGTAAACATTGGACTTTCTGGCCGGGTATGGTGTAAGCCATTGGCGAACCCAGAACCCTAACAGCACCCGTAACGGCACCCGTATGACACCCTCTGAAATCACCCGCGCGATCAAATCCTGCACCAGCGAAACCGTCCTGCGTGACAGCACCGGAGAGCGTGGAAGCGGCGTCTTGATGCTGGTCCTGCGCCGCTACAGCACCGGCGTGACGGCCATGTGGACGGCCATGTGGCAGCAGGACGGCAAGCGCCGCAAACTCCAGCTGGGTCGGTATCCCGAAATGGGCCTGGCTGATGCCAGGGCGGCGTTCAATGCCAAGGTGCGGGACGTGCTGGCGGCCAAGCGCAACCCGGCGGCCATGGCTGTGGCCACCGAACGCCCGACCGTCCAGCGCCTGTTTGATGCGTACTGCGACCGCATGGCTGCCGATGGCAAAGCCAGCGCCGTGGAAGTGCGCCGGTGCCTGGGCTTCGCAGCCGAACACATTGGTGCCAACAGGCTGGCGGCTGATGTGCACGCCTCGGATGTTTCGTCATACTTGGCCACGATCTATGCCAGGGGCGCCAAGGTTGCCGCCGACCGGGTGCGGTCGTACCTGTCCGCCGCGTTCAATTTCGGCATGAAGTCGGCCAACGATTACCGGTCAGAACGCCGCCAGGACTGGGGCATCCAGTCGAACCCCGTGGCGGCCATCCAGAAGGACACCGGCGCCAGCCTGCCGCGTGACCGGGCGCTGACAGCTGGTGAACTGGCCACGTTCTGGCACGCACTGGACCGGGGTGGCTTTGCCTTGGAAACCCGCGCGGCCCTGCGGCTGATGATCTGCTGCGGCCAGCGCCTGCGGGAAACCCTGCGAATGGAATCGCATGAAGTCGATCTGGACGCTGGCGTTTGGCACATCCCGGCCCACAAGACCAAGGGCGGGCGGTTCCCCCATGCTGTGCCGCTGCCGTCCATGGCGGTGGCCATCATTCGGGAGCTGATGCTGGTGCACCGCACGGGGCCGCTGATGCCAATTCAGGACCACTCTGTCACCACGGCGGTCATGCGATGGCTGGATGATGCGCCGGTGGCTCACTTCCAGGTGCGTGATTTGCGCCGGACGTGGAAGTCACGGGCGGCGGATGCTGGCCTGGACAGGTTCACCCGCGACCTGATCCAGCAGCACGCCAAGACCGACACCGGGTCCAAGCATTACGACCGGGCGGACTATCTGCCGCTGGTGACGGACGCCATGAAGAAATGGGACAGGTGGCTGCGTGCCGCCTTAGTCGCGCCTGAACACGCGGTTCGCACGCTCCCGCAGCTGGGCGCAGTCCAGGCACAGGTGCAGGCCTAGCTTCTGCCGGGCCGGGGTGATTGGTTCTTCGCATTCCTCGCAATGCGTCACCGGCGGGCGGTTCGCAGCTGCCCGCTGGATTGCTATTCGGCGTTCCATGTCCGCCAGGATGGCGTCGTTGGCGATGTCGGCTTCGTCCATTACCAGGCAGCCCTCCACAGAAAGACCTGGGCGAACGCATAGCCAGCCCACATGCCGGCGCCGTTCACGTTGCCCTTGGTCAGTTGGTCCACGGCCACCACGGCATAGGCCAGCCCTGTTGCTGCGATCAGCCAGTGGCTCATAGCGCCCCCACGTCGATCAGTTCCCCCCTGAACTCGATCAGGTCGTCGCCGTACTTGTGCACCACCTCGGGCCACAGCAGCTGTCCGTCCACGAACGTCAGCACGGCGAACCCGCTGCGCCAGTTCGTGGGGTTCTGCTCCAGGTAGTCCGCGAACTGGGGGCCGGACGGGTCCGCCAGGGTTCCGGTGTCCACGCCGTACCTGGTGCCGTTGTAGTCCGACCAAGGCGTGACTTTGAGGCTGTGCAAGTGGCCGGTCACGATGGACTTTCCGCTGGACACCGTGCCCTGGTGGGTGGCGTGGATTCCGTTCTTGTAACGGTGTTTGACCACCACGTCGGCGGTCGGCCAGCAGGCCCAGCAGGTCTGCCAGTCCGGGAAGTGGTCGGACAGGTGCACGCCGTGGACGTTTGCAAACTCTGGCACGCTGTTGGCCAGGCGGCTGCTGAAGCGGCTGTCGTGGTTGCCCATGGTCCAGATCAGCTTGGCCCGTCCGGCCACGTCTTCGATTTCACCCAAGGCCATCTGGCAGGCCTTCAGCTCGTCGATGACGCTGGGCGTCTGCTGCCACAGGATGCGCGGGTGGCGGCTGATGCTGGCACCGTCGAAGGCGTCGCCGTTGTTGATGATCGCCTTAGGCTTCAGGTGGTCGATGGCCCACAGCAGCCCCTTGAACGCCGTTGTGCGAATGCCCGGCCAGAAGTGGGCATCGCTGAACACGATCACGGTGCCGTTTTCAATACCCAGGTTGATAGCGCTGCGGTGTTCGTGGGCCTTGCTGATGTGTTCGTAGGCCTTGCCGCTGTGGTGCGTGACCTCCAGGGAAATGCCACGTCGCTGCTCAATGGCACGCCGGCGCTGGTGCACAGCTGTCAGATTGGACCCAAGGGCTTTGGCCACCTTGCTGGGGGACTTGTGCTTGCGCCACAGTTCGATGAACTCGGCTTCGGTGACTTTTGGTGCAGGCATATCACTCCATGGTTAGAACGCGCTCCAGCACGTTGATGACGCGGTGTTCCGCTGACTCCAGCTGCTCGTCGGTGCTGCGGTGGTCCGCTGCGACGTTGATCAGGTCATGCAGCAGGATATGCAGCAGTTCGTGAAGCGCTGTTTTCTCCAGCGATTCGGGGGTGATTTTCTCGGCACCAAAGTCGCCCAGGCGGTAGACAGCCAGCCTGGCGCCGTCGTTGAACTCCACCGTGGCCATGGCGTTCTTGGCCGGCCTGATCCCGCGTTCGATCCGCCAGTCCCCCAGGGAAAGCGTGGCTTGCCACTTCTGGACAAACTGGTCGAACATCAGCGCCTGGTCGGCGCTGGGGGTGTTTTTCATTTAGGCCAGGATTGTTGCAGGGTCAGCGTGTCGCTGGCGTGGCCGTCAGCTGCTCTTGCCAGCGCCTGATATTCTCTGACGCAGCTTTCGAGTACGGCTGTGGCGGTTGCGGCTGTGTGGCGGGCGGCATCGGCGGTGGCGGTGGGCAGATCTCGACGCGCTGCTGCGGATTGCTCGCGCAGCCGGTCAGCAGCATCACGCAAAGCGTCGCCATCGCGGCGCAGGTCTTGTTCACGTTTCGCAGCTGCATTTCGGGCCTCTGTCAGTCGTTGATTGGTCAGGCGCTCTGCGGTCAGGGCGCGTTCATTGGTGGCCTGGACTTCGGCCTGGTGCTTTGCCTGCAGGGTGGTGATCTGGTGGTCGTAGCGCCACGCCTGTACCTTCCAAGTGAAAACGCCGGCCATGATGGCACCGGCGATGGCAGCTGCGGTGTGGGTGTAGATCATTGTGGCCCCATGCACGTCTTGAACTCAGCCTGGCGCCTGGTGGTCAGACCGGCCAATGGCTTGCCATTGAACTTGTCCCACCTCAAAATCTCGCGGCAGGCACCCGCATAGTCTAATGCGTTCAGCTTGCGCACCAGCGTGCTGGAACAGAACGCGCCGCCGCCAATGTTGTAAGAAAGCGACAGATAGGCGTCGTATTCCCACTGGTACAGCGGGGCGACGACGCATTTTTTCAGTGCGCCTTCGAATTCGCCCACGTCGATCATGGCGCGCTGAATGGCTCTCACGGGGGTGATGGTGTCGCCAGGCTTGACGCCTTCCGTGGTGCCGAACCCGATTGTGGGCACGTCACCTGCGACGGGGGTGTAGGCTTTCTCGCGGTAGCCTTCACTGGTCAGGATGCCGACAAACGCTGCGGCACTCAGCGCCAGGCTTGCAACCTGGACCCGGTTCACGACCGCAAGTCCTTGTAAATCTGCCACAGCTTGTGGCTGATCATCAGCAGCGTGTAGATCAGCGTGGACCACAGCACCAATTCGCTGACTTGAACGCCCATAACGCTGGCCAATGAAACTGTTGCGGGGGGCGCGGCTTTGGCGAGAATAGCGGCCCCTGTTTCAGCTGTGGTCTGTGGTGCGTCCATAAAAAAAGTCCGGCGTTGGTTTGTTCGATTCTAACAAACTGACGCCGGTCAAGTGGGGGGTTTTGGGTGATTTTGCGGGTTAGTCTTTCGGCGGCTCTGGCTCGGCTGGTTTCTGCGCGGCTTCGACCTGGGCATTGATTTTGTCAAAAAGCGCCTTTGAAACCTTCAGGGGCAGCTCGCCAAGGGCTGCGCCAATGATGGTTAGATCGTTCTGGTCGAGCTTCAGGGTGATTTCGTTCATGGGTTTCCTTTCGATTAAACCGTTGCCCAGGGCAGTTCAGTGGCTGGCACGTCCGGGTTTTGGTGGGATTGGATTTTAGCGGTGATTTCGGCTTCGTAGGCGGCAACCTGAACTGCGCCCAGCTGGCTGTGGCACCAAGCCAACACCTGCGGTTCGTTCAGTTCATCGAACTGCGTAAAGTCACCAGCGGGGCCGGGCAGGGCCACCACACCGAAAATGCTGTCGCTGTTCGTGCCGTCTGTGCCGTCCAGGCGCCACGTCACCGAACTGATTACCTTGGGCAGATCGAACACCTGTTCCTTGTACTGCAGCGCATGCACGCGCCAGGTCTTGATCACGTTCATTGCGCGCCCTCCAGTGCAGCTTTGATCTCGTCGGCTGTGGCGGCTGCGTCGATGGCGGCCTGGATAGCTGCGTACTTCGCGCGGATCGCCTGGCGCTCGGCTTCAGCCTGGGCTGCCTCGGCCGGGATAGTGGCCTTGATGTCTAGCGGTGCGAACTCCTGCGCGCGGGAAGCGCGGCGCATGTCGTGGCCGATGGCCTTGGCTCTGTCGATGTTGATGCTGATCATTCTGCGGCCTCGTCTTGCTCTGCAAACCACGCTTCGGCGCCGATGCCGTGGCCGTCTGGCTCGCTGAAATCGGAGTACCAGGCGGCTCGGAAGGTGCGGTCTGCTGGAATGTCGGCGCCGTCGATGATCCGGTAAGGTACACCAGCCGGCACGTCCTTGCGGGCGACTTCAACCAGCGGCAGCTCGCCGGTTGGGTGTATGACGGCCAGGCCTTCAGCTGTGGGATAGATGATGCGTTTGGTCATGTTGCGCCTTAGATGAAGACCGCGACGTTAACACAGTCGGTGTCGATTTGGTTGCCAGAGCTGGTTCTTGTGCTGACACGCACGGATGAAGTTGTAGCCGAAGATGCCCCCACGCCAGCAGTGGATGGCGCGTAAAGACCAGCGGCAATGACGTTCGTGTTACCTGATGCAGTGGACACGGCTGTCACGTTCGTAGCGTAGTTCGCGTTGCTCATCGCGGTGGTGTAGTTCACGGTGTAATCGCCCACGCCGTTATCGGTGATGCTCGTCACGTTGCCGCTGGATCGAATGGCCACAGTGCCAGTGCCGTTGAAGTTCACCCAGGCGCGCGCGTCGTAGGCCTTGACCACTGCACCGGCAGCGTTGGTAGTTGACATCTGCCCACTGGAGTCAATACGGGCGCGTTCGGTGCCATTTGTATAGAAGCGTTGCGCCCCTGCGTTACTCATTACAAAGTTCAGGTCTGTGCCGTCGTTGTAAAGGAATTGGGTGGCGGTGCCTCCGCGCAATTCCAGCAAGGCTGTGGAGGTTCCGTAGATTTCCACAAGGCCGCGACCAGCAGCGCTATACGCTGCGGCGGTTTTTCCGACCAGCAAGTTCCCGCTGGAGTCGAGGCGCATACGTTCGGTGTTGTTCGTGCCGAACGCCATGTAGGTATTGGCGCGGTTGTACAAATACACATTCGACGAACCGTCTTGGATCAGATCAAACGATGATGTGCCAGGAACGCCTGCGTTACCCGCAACAGACACATACGCGTGATTGCCTGCGCTTGCATAGGAGCGAATAACAGTCGTGCCCCCAGATGACACATCCAGCTTCGCCCCCGGCGAACTCGTCCCAATCCCCAGCCCTGTGCTGGTCAGGCGCATTTGTTCGGATGTGTCGATATAGAACGAAGTGAAACCGCCCCACCCTGCACTACGTCCGCTTGCAATACGCAGTTCGGAATTGTTCGGTTGTGCTTTTACAAACGCATCTAATGCGCCGCCATTGAATTCAAAACCATACAAAGCATTTATAGTGCTTGCAGTTGCGCGAATAACTGGAGAGCCTGTAGACGCATTTAGTGTTGTCCCATCAAACGTCAGCGCAGACCCGCTGGTCAGCACCTTGCTACCGTTCAGGTAAGGGACGCCGTTGGCGGTGCCGCCGTTAAGCGTCACATCGCCAGATACCGTCACGGTGGCCAAGGACGCATTACCGCTGACGGTAAGAGCGCCAGCGACAGATAGCGCCGGGAATGTGAAGGTAGACACAGCATCCACCCAGGCGGTGCCGTTCCATGTTTCAAAGCGGCCCGTGCTGGTGTTCAGCCGCTTGCTGTTGGTCGGGATGCTTGTGCTGCTGCTGCCCTCAAACCAGACCGCATTGTCGATGTCACGGTCTTTTACTTCGGTGACAAAGTTGGTGTAGGTGCTGGTTAGCGCCGGTTTTGTCCAGTCTGCCATTATTTAAACTCCTTTGACCGACCAGCTCACGTCGCCGCTTACGCGGTTGCCGGAAGTATCAAACAATAAAACCTTGAAACTCGTTGGGTTCGGTGCGTCAACGAAATCATAAACGGCAATACGCGCCGCCGTTCCCTTGGGCGTCACCGTGATGCTGGTGACATCCACGAAACTCACGCTAAACGCCACCGTAGTGCCGCCGCTGTCGGTGCTGACGGCAGAAACCACTCCGCTGTCGTTTTTCAACTTGACGTCAAAGCGCACATTCAGGCCGCTGATAGACACCAAGTCGTCACCGCCCACGCTGGCGAAGTCGTAGCGTACCTTCACATAGCGGAAGTCCGTAACGTATACCGCGTTCACCCCTGAGTACGTCGTCCAGGGGTCCGTCGCCAGCTTGCGCACACTGATGGACGGCGTAACGGTCGGGGTGCCTGCGGCGATGGTGTAGGACAGTGTGGTGGTGATCTTGGTAGCCGCCAGGACCGTCCCGTAGTCAATGGTTTCTTCGTAGTAGCCACTGGCCGCAGATGGCTCTGCGAACAGGGGATAACCGGCGCTGATCTGATCCTGGGGCGTTGTCCAGCTGCGGCTGGTGAAGTGCGACTGCCATGTCTCGCTGGTGTCCACCGGCGCGAGGTATCCCACGCTGTCGGCCGTCATACTGGACTTGGTGCCAGGGAAGGTACTGTCGTAGTTGTATTGCAGCAGGTAGTCCGGAGGCTGGTTCACCGCAGCGGATACATAGCTTGGCGTGCCGATGTTGCCCGCCACATCCACGCCAGCCACCCAGTAGCTGTAGACGCCAGCGGCAGACTCAAAGATCACCGTGAACCGGCTGGATATGCGGCCAATAACGCTGCCGCCGGCCCAGGTCGAACCCTTGCGCAGCTCGTAGTAGTCCAGCGGGAGTGTGTTGACGGCATCGGACCAGCGCAGCAGCACGTTGTTGTCGATAACTTCCTGCGTGACCGTGACCGATGTGGGCACCTGAACCGTCACGTCGACCTTGCCTGCGGCGCCATAGTTGCCGGCGATGTCGATGGCCGCCACCCAGAATGATCGCACGCCAGACCAGGTGGCCTTTGTGCTGAACGTGGTGCCCTTGATGGTGCCCAGCGATGTGCCAGCGCCGAACGTGCTGCCAAAACGGATCTCGTATGCTTGCGTGGCAAGGCTGCCGGCCACAGCGCCCCAGGTGATGATGGCGTTTTCGCCTGCGAACGCGGACGTGACGACCGGCTGGCCAGCGGCGGAGATCGTCACCGTGGTGCTTGCCGATGCTGTGCTGTAGTTGCCGCTGGTGTCCAGCGCACGCACCAGGTAGGTCTTGGTCGACGCCGACACCAGTCCGACCTTCAGGGATGTGCCCTTGATCTTGCTGACCAGTGTGGCGGCGCCCCAGTCGCTGCCATCGCGCACCTCGTAGAAGTCCACGTCAAGATCTGCCACGCGGTCCCAGTACAGTGTCACGCCGATGTTCGGGTCCACAATGGACGTGAAGCCGGTCACGTTGGACGGCGGCGCGGTCTTGCCCAGTGCGTTGATCGTAGCGGTTGCGTAGGTGGCGGACTCTTTGCCGGTTGGCCCGATGGCGTAGACGCGGACGACGTAGGTGCCTGGCGTGGTGTCCAGCAGCTCGTAATCGCTGATCGTCGTGATGGCGTCGGCAAAGTTTCCGCCGTCCTTGCTCCACTGCACGCGGTAGGAGCTAGCGCCCTGGACGTTGGCCCACCCAATGGACAGCAGGGACCGGACTTCAGCCTGGTAGGTGTAAAGCGCCTCAGTGATCACCAGGTCGGTGGGGTCGTCTGGAATCGGCGTCAGGTCGGTTATGTCGCGCGGCTGCAGCACCAGGCCGTTTTCCACGGCGTCGTATTTCTGGGCGTCATAGCGCAGGGCGGAGATCTCAACCTTGCCGCCTTCCTGCTCGGTGACGGTCAGCACGCGGAACGTCTGCGCCTCCACCGAAGACGCCGACAAAATCCACTGGGCACCGTTCTGGGGGGCTGAAGGCAGGGCTGTGGCCAGGCTGATCACAGCGCCGGCTGCGCCAGTAACCGCCGCCGAACCCACCGTGCCGTCTGGCAGCATGGCGTACAGTGTCCAGCTGCTGGCGCCAAAGTCGACCGTGGCGTCCAGCGTCACCGCCGTAGTGGTGGCGCTGCTCACACGTCCGCCCAGCCGCACGCCGGCGCGAGATGTGTCTGCCACTTTGATGACCTGGCCAGGTCGGGCGACAGCGCCTTCCACCCCAGTCTGGAAGCTCACCACCTCGGATTCATAGCGCTCGGAGTACAGCAACCAGCGGCCGACGCGGTGGGCTTGGCCTCGGCTGGTGCAGCCAATAGCCACCACCTCGGTCGGCACCACGCCGAAGCGGGTGATGGCGTCCTGGTCCTCGACGTATTCGACCTTCTGGGCGTACAGGTCGGCCGGGTCGTTCCATGTCACCAGGGCGACCGTGTGCCGGGCTTTGGCGCTGCTGCCGCTGTAGCTGAACAGGCCGTCGATCACATTGGCGTTGGTGAACAGTGCCACGGGGTCGGTGGGTGCATCCTGTGACAGCGTAAGGCTGCCGGACGCCCAGAACGCCATGGACCGGAAGCACGACGCCAGATCCTGGACGACCTTGTAGGCTTCGGCGCGGCTTTGCAGGTACAGATTACAGGTGAAGCGGGGTTCTGTGCCGCCAAAACCATCGTCCACCAGCTCGTCGCAGTATTGCCCGATGGAATACAGCGCCCACTTGTCGACCTGGCTGGCGTCGACGTAGCCGCCAAGGCCGTAACGGGCGTTGGTCACCAGGTCGTAGAAGCACCATGCGGGGTTGTCCGTCCACGCTGTCGTGAAAGTGCCGTCCCAGGTGCCGGTATAGACGCGGGTGTCAGGGTTGTAGTTGCTCGGCACTTTGACCTTGAGCAGCTTCAAGTCATATGACCTGGCTGGGATACCGCTAAACACCGACGCATCGAACCTCATGGCCACCAGGGCGCTGTTGGGGTAGCGCAGCTTGGCGTCCACGATGGCCGTGTAGCTGTCCCAGGTAGTTTTGTTCTGCAGCTTCAGGCTGGTGCTGTCTTCCGTCAGGCGGCGCACTCGGATGTCCCAAGGGCCGGCGCCCGTTAGGTCGATGCGGTAGCTGCGCTGGTATTTGCTGGTGGCCTTGCCGTCGATGGTGTCGTTGATCTTGGTAACGTAGCCACCGCCTGCCGTCTGCACATCCACAGCAATGCTGACCGCGGTGCCCTTCTGGTCGCCGTCGTCCTGGACTTTGTAGAGCGCAGGCACGGACACCGTGACGCGCACTGCGTTTACGGTGCTGTCGCTGATCGTGCGTGTGATGGCTGCCGAATACTTGACCTCAACGCCAACGCTTGTCTCGGACTCGACCGCAGGGGTGCCTGCGATGTAGGTCTGCGCATTCGTGCCCGTGCGGGTGTCGAATGTGACGTTCTGGAAGTTGTAGGTGCCGTCGTCGTTCTGTAGGCGGGTGCCGTCCAGGTAGATGGACTTTGCGCCATTAACCAGGCCGACGATCTCGCCTTCAGACACTAGGTCCAGAACCCGCGCGAAGGCTTTTGATTGCAGATCACTCATGCCTGGAAGTCCTCAACGCTGATGCCGGCGCTGATCACGGCGCTGCCAACGATCATGCGGCCATACCCGATGGGCACCGGCTGGCCTTGTGACGTGGTGTTCACTGCTCCGTTGAATACATAAGATTGTTTTTCTTCCTGTGCCGATGGCTGTTTCGGCGCCTGCGCAAGCAGCTGCGAAACACCACCCAAGGCAAGCGAGACACCAATCCCAAACGCCACAGATGCCAGCGTTGTGGTGCCCACCAACGTGACTGCCGCAAGGGGCGGGAATAGCACTGCCGAAGCGATCAAAGCGGCACCGACCAGGATCTGCCCGACCGAACCACCCGCACCAGCGACCACCGGCACAATGGCGATCTGCTGACCGGCAGGCGTGTGCAGCTCGTCCTGGCTCACGTCCTCACGCATATTCAGCACGCGATAGCCGACGTTGCGTTCCTGGGACGACGCCACGAACGCGGCAAAGTCCTTGAAGTTGGCGCACAGCGCGCGGATGGCCTCGGCCGGCGACTTCACGTCCAGCCGGTGCCGGCTTCCGTATCGCTTCCCAAGCTCACCCAGCAGAATGATGTTTTTCATGTCTCAGCACATGCGTTGTTCGTTGCCGCCAGAAGTCGCCGTAGATGTCCCGGCACGAAAGCCGGTTCTGGACGTGGTGGATGATCCTATTATCCCCCAGGTACACCGCCCCATGGTTGGTCACTGGGCTGACCACCCGCATCAGGATGCCATCGCCAGGCTGGATGTCGGCGGGGTCGATCTCCACAAACCCAGCTTCCCGGAAGTGCTCGACGTACAGGTCATCGCCGCGCAGCCACCATTCGTCACGCCTGGCAAAGTCAGGCAGCTGCAGGCCACGCTCGCGGGCGTACCAGTCGCGGATCAGGCTGTAGCAGTCCAGCACGCCGTGGGACCATTCACGGCCCACCAGCGGGGCCTGGTAGCCGGTCGGCTCCATGTAGTGCCACTGGCCGCCAGGGACGCTGACGATGTGCCATGGCAGTCCTGACGCTTCGCAGGCCACCAGATCCGCCTGGGACGGTGTGCACGGCAGGTCAGGATGGCTGTGCACCACGCCCACAATGTCGCCGGCCAGCTCGGCCGCCAGGTAGTCCTGCGGGTCCAGGATGAATTGGTCAGTACCGACGGCCAGGTTGCGGCAAGGCCAGTAGCGTTCACGCCCCTTGACGATGACCACCAGCCCGCAAGCCTCGCGCGGGAATTCCGCCATGGCGTGCTGTAGGGCGGCTTCCTTCACTTGGTCAGGCCCGCTGCTGGGAATGAACCGAACGGCAGGGGCGATGTGGCGCCAAAACGGACCTTGCAGCTGCTCAGACGCTTGCCGCAAACATCTTGGCCAGCACCGCCGACGCTGGCGTCGTTGGCATCGAAATAGGTGGTACCTGTATAACCGCACTCAGTCCCACGGTAGCGCCAAACACAGACGTTCTGGATGATCTGCCGGCGAGGCAGCTGCACGCCGGACACATCGAACGCGGCCGCCAGTTCAAACTCCACATAGTCGCGGGTTTCTGTGGCCTTGCGGTCGATAAGGAAGATGTCGTCCGCGAACTCGGCTGTGGGGTCCGCCGTGGGGTTGGTGCCTCCGGTGAAGTTGGCGCCGTCCAGGTATTTGGCCAGTGTGCGTTTGCGGGTGATCTTGGCGCCCAGCAGGTCGTCGTATGTCAGCACCAGCAGCGAGATCGCGCCGGTGACGTTGGCCACCTGCAGCTTCGGCCGGGGCAGCTGCCCGTTGCCGCTGTAGTCGAAGCCGGACGCCTGGATCGGGAACGCAGTGTAAGTGTTGCCCTGCCACACGACGTTCTGGCGCAGGCCGTTGGTGCCAGCGTGGAAGCGCAGCACGTCGCCACCAAAAGCGCTGGCGTCCATCACGAACAGCTCGATGATGGCGCTGGGTTCCAGCTTCTGGATCTCGCTGGTGATGGTTTGCGGCGTCGTCATGGATTAGGCCTCATAGACCCGTACAAACTGGGCGCTGACGGTGTTCAAGTTGTAGCGCTCCAGCGTCTTGCTCCACTCACGGCAGACCACGCGGATGGCTGTGGCCTCGTTGGGTGGGGTCCAGTCGAACGCCTCCACCGCATTGCGCGCGTCCAGAAAGTCCATGATCGCTTGGGCCTCAGTGTTGGTCCGGCGCTGGAACTGCAAGTCCCAGGTGTCTCCGCGCGCGTTGATGCCGAACGCTTGGCGCTGTTCGTAGCCGTCCCCGAACGCGGCCACCCGCACGCGGGGCTTGATGGCGACCTTGGCGCCGAAGTCTGGGGTGAAAGTGAATATTGCCATAGGTTATGCCGCCAGCAGCCCGCCGGGCCGCTTCTGGTTGATCAGTTCCTGCTTGACTGCAGCGGAAATCGCCCGGCCCAGCTCACCTGCGCCCTGGTTGGTTTTGACCTGCTCGCTGCCGGACTCGACGTTCACGTTCACCGTGACGTTGTTGGTGCCGCCGCCGGCGCCTTTCATGGTCACAGGGATTGTGCGGCCATCGGGCAGGGGGACATAGGCTTCGGGCATGCGGCCTTCGCCGTACAGCGCCAGCTGCGGGCTGTTGGCAATGCCGCCGGACGCGTACTTGCGCAGCTCCAGTGGTCCGCTGTCGGTCATGATGCCGCCGTTGGCGAACTTCGGCAGCATGCCACCAAGGGCGCCGAAAAGCGGTTTCGTGACCATTTGATAGATGGCCATGCGCGCCAGATCCTTCAGGATGCTGTTAACCATGTCCTTGAAACTGGACTTGCCGGTGAATGCGAATTCGACAAACGCATCAGCCGACTGCCGGCCCCAACCTTCGACGGCCTGGCGCAGCTCGTCCATGGCGTCCTTGCCTTTGTCCTTGATGCCTTCGAAGTCGTCCTGGGCCTTGAAGATGGCGCGGCTGTAGGTGTCCCAGTCAATGGCACCCTGGGCCAGCAGGGCGTTCAGGCGCGCGATCTCAATGTTCAGCTTTTCGGCGGGCGTGCGCGTTTCGTCGTACACCCGCTTGCCCGCGTCCATCATTTCCTTCTGCTTTCGCAGGGCTTCCTCGCGTTGCTTGTTCGCTTCCTTGGTGGCTTCCTCCAGCTCGCGGTCGGCGGCCTTCAGCTGCGCGCGCTGGGTCAGCAGCGCCTGCAGTTGCGCCAGTTCCTTGCCGTTCATGCCGGCCGCGCGGGCCTTCTGCAGCAGCAGGGCGTCCTCGCCTTGCGACAGGCCGAACACCTCGTCCTTCAGCCGCTGCATGATGTTCAGGCGCTCTTTCAGGGCAGCGTTGTCCTGGTTGGCACCCAGGGCGCCTAGGATCTTGTCAGTCTTGCCGGTGGCAGGCTCGGGCGCGGGGGCGTTGCGCTTGTCCTGCATGTCCTGCAACTGCTTCAGGACGGCCTGCGCTTCCGTCAGCTGGAAGCGCACGATGGCCATATCTTCCGGCGAGAAAAACCGGTTAATACTTGCGGCCAGCGAATCCTTGGACAGGGCGGCTAATGTTTCCTGCAGGCTAACGATCTTGGCCTTCTGTTCGTCAATCGCCTTTCCCAGGTTCTGATAATCAACCGTTACTTCGCGTGTGCCCTGCTTGATTCCTGCCCACAGGTTATCCAAGAAGTCGCCGCCGCCCTGCTTGGATTTCACCATTTCTTCGGTGATGCGAACCATGGACGGCAGTAGGTCGTTAGCCAAGGACTTACCCAGCTTGGATGCGGCGTCGCCCATCAGGATCATGTTGTCCTGGTATTCCTTGGCGGCGTTAGCAAACTCGGTGCTGATCTTGGCGTTCGTGGTGTCGATGCGCTCGTTCAGCTCTTTCAGGAACGGCAGCACATTGGTGCCGCCACGGCCGCCCAGCTCGGTCATCACCTTGGTGACCACCTCGGGGTCCACCCCCTGCAGATTACGCGCCAAGTCGATCAGCAGTTCGTCGGCCTTGCGCAGACCGCCGTTTGCGTCCTGGACCTTGACGCCCAGGGCGCCAAACAGTCGCGCCATCTTTTCGTTGCCGGTCGCCGCGTCCACCGCGTTGTTGGAGATCTTTTTCAAGATCGTGGCGACTTCTTCCATGTCCGTGCCGGACAGCTTGGCCACGGTGCCAAAGCGGGAAAGCGTCTCAACAGACAGGCCGGTCTTGATCGACAGGTCGGCCATGCCAGCCGCGGCGTCGATAGAACTGGTAACCAGCGAAGTCAGGCCAGCGATGCTGCTGGCTGCGCCGATCACGCCGATATTGTTTTTCAGGAACGCGAAGGCCTTGCCGGCCATGTCGGTGGCGCCCTGCAGCTTGTCCATGGAAGTCTTGAGCTGGTCCACCGCCTGCTGGCCGGTGACGCCAGCAGAGATCTTCAGCAAAACATTCATGTCCATGGGTCAGTCCTTGCGCTTGTTCAGCACCTGCAGCGCGGCCATTTCCATGGCTTGCAGGTCGTTCATCATGGCGGCCGGGTCGGCCACTGAATGAATTTTAAATAGAAACTCCGCCGACTGGTAATTCAACCCCAGGAATGCGCCGTCGATTACCCGCCATTGCGTCTGCAGGCGCATGAACATCACCACAGTTTCGGCATTTTCTTCCCAAATACCGAAGTCGGTATCGCTCGCGGCCTCACCCACCGCGGCGATGATCTCGGGCGCGGCGCCGAATGCCGCCAGGTCGTCAGCGCTGTCATCCTTGACGCCACCAGTTGCCCAGTGCCGGGCGGCGTCGGTTAGTTTTTTCGCTTGGCCCCGGACAAGCTTTCAAACAGGGCCACCACCACGGCCGTGGCGACGCGCGGTACCTCCAGCAGCTGCTCGCGGGCGGTTTCGCTATACGGCACCTCGCCGGATTCGTCCGTGATGCCCTTCCAGCTGACGATCACTTCGCGCGCCAGGTCCAGGTCGGTAATGGTGCCCTTCTCGATGGCGTCGCGGATCTCGTTCAGGCGGGTCTGGTTCAGACGCTTGAACTCGATGTCAAACTGGGCTTTTTCGGTGCGGCCGCCGTCTGCGGGGAACTCGATATTGACGGGCCAGGTGTAGGTCTGGGTCTGGACGATCTTGAACACAGCATTCTCCTAAAAAGAAACCCGCCACAGCGGGCGGGTAGAGTGGCGCGGTGGATTTTACTTCACCACGATGCTCACTTCGTCGTTGCCCGACGTGGACGGGATCAGCTTGACGGGCACCTGCAGCATCTGGATGCCGTTCTGGTCCTGGTAGGTCGGGTTCTGCACGTTCACGCGGCTGGACGTGATCTGCACCTTGTTGCCAGCCGTGGTGCCGTGGGTGATGTCCAGGGCGCCAAGCGTGGTGGCCAGGCCTGCGCTGAAGAAGTCCTTGGTGGCGATGGTCGGGGCTTCGAACACGATCTGACCACCCACCTGGCGGTCGGTCAGCAGCACGTCCTCGGCGCCGATCAGCGAACGGTATTGGATGCCGTTGTTGAAGTTCAGGTTCAGGGACTCCAGCGCGCCGCTGTAGCCGAACAGGCTGAAACCGCTGCTGTTGTCGCTGTTGGCGGCCAGCGGGGTCTGCCAGCTGGTATAGGTCACGCTCGGGGCGGCTGTGTCGGTCGGGGCGTTGTACAGGCCGGTGAACGTGAACTTGAACACCGGGATCTGGCGTGCCTTGATGTCGATTTCCACGTTGCCGCGGCAGCCGGTCAGCTTATGCAGCACGCCGTCCACGTTGTAGTAGATCGTGACGCTGCCGAAGCTCGACGACACCGGGGTGTAGGTCGCGGACGTGCTGGCAACCAGGGTTTCGCTCAGGCCGCAGGCCTTGAGCAGCGGGGCGTATGCGGGTGCGGTGCCTGCGGCGCCGGCGCCAGCCATTTCCACTTCGAACTCGATGCCGACGTAGGCGGTGGCCAGCAGCTGCTCGCTGGAACCCAGGTACGGGCGCACCAGGTCGCGGCTCACCAGTTCCGCGTTCAGTGGGGTGATGCTCATGTTGCGCACCAGGATGGCGTTGGCCGAGCCGGTGGGCGTCGGGTCGGTGCCATAGGTCGTTTCGACTTTGGCCAGGATGGTGCGCTTACGGGTTAAAAGTGCCATGGTGAACCTCGCGTGGTTTGCTTGATTTTAACTCAGGGAATTCAGGCTTGTGCGGTATTGCGCCGTGAATTCCGCTGACACGACACCGGCAGGCTGGTCCGCCTCCAGCATCTCGAAATTAACCGTCGACGGCAGCATGATGATCACCAGTCCGTCCAGCGTGGCGTCGCTCATCAGCTTGCTGTGCACGTCCATCATGGCGCTGTCGGCCAGCTGGTCTGGCACGTTGCCACGCACGATCACCGAAACACGGAAAGTTAGCGTCCACATCAGCGTGGACAGGGTGTCCTGCACAGCGCTGTCGCTCACCGGCTCTACCACCAGGGCAGGGGCTTCGCCGCGGGCCAGGGGCACGACGCGGCTGCGGTAGATCCGCGAACCCACGCCAGTGGTGCCTGCCAGTGCTGTCGCGACTCGGGCCAGGATGGTTTCTCGCTTGCTGGCCATGCTCAGACCTTGGACAGATAGACGATGGAAAACACGCCATCATCCTGCAGCTTGACCTCGCGCACGACGTAGGCGGCGCCGCCCACCGTCAGCGAATCTTCGTATTTCAGCGTGGGGAAAGCACTGGACTTCACCGTCAAGGCGTAATCCGTTGTGATCACCATGCCGCCAGCGATCACTTCGCTGGGCATGTCCAGGATGCCCTTAGCCGTGGTGCTGCCGTCAGTGACGACCACCCCAAAATCAGCCAGAAACGCATCCGGGAATTCAAGCATCACTCAGCCTTTTCGGCCTTAGCCTTGCGTGCAGGCTTTTCCTGCTCGGCCAGCTCGATGATGTTGGCGTAGTCAGCAGCCTGCTGCTCGTCCAGCTCCACCACGTCGCCACCCTTGAAAACCTCGCGGCCCAGTTTGACCACATAGTCGTCGCGTACTTTGAATTTCATTGTGTCCTCGCTGCAGTGCTTGGGCAAAGGGGCCGCTTGTGGCGGCCCCTTCACTCACTCACCGATTAGGCCGTCAGGGCGTCGGTCATGGCGGCGAAGCTCTTGGCGTGGCGCACGCCCAGGTCCACCGACTGCAGCGCGCGGATGTCGACGCTGCCGTTGTTGTAGCCAGAACCGTAGGGGTTCGGCAGGATCTCCAGCACGCCCCACTCGCCGATGATCAGCTCGTTCCAGTTGCCGAACAGGACCGTGGAGCAGACGCCGGAAGCGGTGCCCTTGGTGCCGGTGCTGGACACCTGATTGGAACGGGCCACGGTGTAGCCGTTGATCTCGCCGGGGGTACCCGAACGCTGGCCCATGTCGCTGCCGGTCCACAGGTACTGGCCGGTGGTCGACTTCAGCTTCTTGAGGGCGCCGATCAGCTTGGCGTTGGTCAGGTAGGCCAGGTTGTCTTCCGGTGCGTTGGAAGCGGTCACGCTGGTTTCCAGGTCGATCAGGTGGTCGATGGTGATGGCTGCGCCGTTGGTGCCGCCAACCACGGAACCGATGCCGGCCGTGTTCAGGATACCAGTGGGCTGGCCAGCAGAACCGGAACCAGCGATAGCAGCCAGGTCGATGGCCAGGGCCAGCTGGGCGGCCAGGTCATTGCGCACGACCATTTCGATGTCGGGCGTGGACTGCATCATCATGTTGCGCGTCATCTGCGAACGGGCACCAACCGTCTTGGGCGACAGGCTGATCTTGTCGAACGCGGCTTCGGCTTCGGTGATGTCAGCGCCTTCGGTCACCCAGTAGGTGGACGTGGCGGCGGTCTGACGCGGGATGTCCACGTTGCCGACCAGGCCGGTCAGCATGCGGGCGCCCAGCTGGACCACGCGGGCCTTGTTGCGCAGCACTTCGATGAACTCGGAGGCCAGCAGGTTGGTGGCCACCAGGGTGCCGCCGGTGGTGCCGGAACCAGCGGTGCCGACAGCGTAGGCCGTGCCAGAAGCGGCGCGGATGTTCAGGGGCATGAAAAAGCCAGCGGTGTCCTTGCCGGTGCGCTTGGCGATGGCCTCGCTGCATTCACGCTCGAAACCGGCGTCTTTCCAGTTGCCAGTGACCTGGGCGCGGATGGCGCGGACCAGCGAGTAGTCGCGCTTCTCTTTTTCCGACAGGTCCAGGTTGGCTTGGCCTTCCACGACAGGGGCGGCTTTGCTGCCGATCTTGTCCAGGAATGCGGCGCGGGCTTCGTCGATGGACTTGCCGCCATCGACCAGGCTGCGCGCCAGGTCAGAGTTGTGGAAACGCTCACCGAGGGCGGTGATCGTTGCGATGCGTGCGCGCTCGGCCTGCACGGCTTCGCTCTGCACGACTTTGATGTCCACGGCGTTGTCAGCCGCATTGGTGGCTTGCGTCATAGTGACCTCGTTTTGAGAAGGCGCGGCTGCGCCGGGTTGCTGGGCGCGAAGTACGGGGACTTCGCATTCATCTGCCGATCCAGCGCGGCCGACACCAATGGAGGGGTCAGCCGGCACCGTAACCAGCGAGATTTCGTAGGGCTGCCACTTGGTAGCCCGGTATGTGTCTTTGCCCTCGTCCAGCATCTCGTTGATGCGGTAGCCGAAGGACACGTTGCGGATGATCTTGTCGTTCACCATGCCCATCACCTCGCGGGCGCGGGCGGTGTCAGCGAAGCGCACGGTGGCGGTGCCTCGCTTGGACTTGGCGTCGATGCCAGCGCGCTCAACCACGCCGATGATCTCGTCCATGTTGTGATTGAACAGCAGCGGGGCGCCGTCGTTCAAGCGGCTCATGTCGGCGGCGCCGTTGTCGTGTGACAGGACTTCGTTGCCGAACCAGCGCTCGACAGGGTATTCGCTGCTGAAGGACAAATCCAGGGTGCGGTCCTCGCCGACCACCAGGTCGGAAGGTGCATCCATGCTGCGGGTCAGCTGGGGCAGCTTCAGACGCACATTGCCGTCGATCTCAGTGAATTCGACAGCGCGCTTTACCGCAGCAGGATTTTCCTGCTGGGCCAAAGGTTCGGTTTGCTTGTCCATGATGCGATTGTAGCCCTTTTGTGAATTATCCGTGCCCTGATTAGCGGCGTCAAATCAGAAAAGACTGACGGGCAGTGTGTTTGCGAGAACATAGGTGTTGCCACCGTCGTCCGTGACTGTGCAGCGCAGGTGGTAGGTGCAGCCAGCCACCCCGCCGACCAGTCGCTGCGACACCTTCGTTCCAGTCACAAGCGGCGCACCAGACAGCATGGATGCGGGCGCTGCGTCGTTGCCTTCGTCGGCTGCGTTGGTCACCGTTGCCGTGCTGATGCTGCTCACCAGCGCCGAAAAGTCGAACGTCACGACGATGGATTCGCTGGGGTCTTTGGTGCTGAAGCTCATTTCCTAACCTCTTGGGATCGTGCGGCTGCGGTGGCTGTGCTTGATTTTACCCTGCCGGTCTGCGCCAGTGTGCGTGCGGCGGCTGCCGCTGCGTTGTCTTTGGTGCCAACATGCGACAGCGAACGGCCAGACGCGGCGACGATGTAGCGGCCAGTGATGTCACCGGGGCTGATGGCAGATCCTGCCGCTGTCGCCGGTGCCAAGTAGACCAGGGCGCTGCCGCAGGCGGCTGTTGCTTCACCCGCACCAGATCCAGCGCCAGGTGCTGCAGACAGCGCAGCCAGGATCGCCGACGCATCGCCGCTGATGACGACGGTTCCCTGCGCGGTGCCGGTGGCCACCACCAGCGTGATCGGTGCGTTTGCGCCGGTTCCCGTGGCGTCCAGCCGGGCATAAGCCAGCCCGGTGGCCGCCGTCAGTGTGATCTGGGCCGACGCCCCCGTGGCGGTGGCTGCCGATGCTGCCGTGCCGGTGGCCGCCGACAGACTAACGCTGACCGGTGTTCCGGTGCTCGTCGCCTGACCGGTAGCTGCGCCCGTCGCCTCCACAGCAGCCAGCGCCACCAGGACGCCAGACGCGGACGCATTGCCCGCTGTGCTGGCCGTTCCAGTGGCCGCCGACAGGCTGACCACGGCGCTGCTGCCCGTCGCTCCTGCTGCGCCCGTTGCACTACCTGCACTTGCCGACAGGGTGACCGCCAACGACGCACCGCTGGTGCTGGCGCTGCCAGACGCCGCAGCAGTCGTTGCCGCAGTGGTGACCGATGCCGGGGTGGTACTGGTCGATGCCGCGCCCGTCGCCGATGCGGTCGATGCCGTCAGGCTGGCCGACGCCGATGCACCAGACGCTGTGACCGCAACGCTTGCCGATCCGGTCGCTGCCGCAAGGGACAGCGACGCGCACGCGCCCGACGCGCTGGCGTTGACGACGCTGCTGCCGGTTGCCGTTCCAGTGGCGGCGGTCAGCGATACCGAGGCGCAGCTGCCCGTCGCGCTGGCGTTGACGACCGTGGTGCCCGACGCGCTCCCGGTGGCTGCGATCATGGACGCAGACGACAGCGATCCTGCGGCTGCACCATCGCCCGCGCCGCCGATCAGCGCCAGCAGCAGTGACATGGATTACGCCTCGACGTCTGTCGTGCCTTCGCGCCAGCCGACCTCGACGCCCAGGGACCAAGTGCCTGCGGCATCCATCGCGGACGGTCCGACGCGAATGGCGAGCACTTCGCCAGGGTTGATTTCAACTGCGTGGCTGCGTGCGTCGAATTCGTAGACGTGCTCGTAAAACGCGCCAGCCGCGCCCACGTGAGCAAGCGTCAGTTCGCCCATGTTAACCGCGTCGAATGTGATGCCGGTCACCGTCAGCGCGCCGGTCGATCCGATGCGGATGTCACCGCCGAGCGCCGCATCGTAGTTTGATGAAGCGTAATTGCTGTCCTTCTTTGTGCCCGCCGATATTGCCGTGCCGCCAGACGCCGCCGCGCCAGCACCGCGCGTCAGAACAATGGATCGCGTCTGCGTGATCGGGGTGGTGAACGCCACGATGGTCGTCCACCGCAGTTTCACCGCTTCAATGTACGCCTTTTTCGTTGATCCAGGGTTCAGGCGCATGGCGAACACGCAAGCGCCAGCCGCAGCTGCCGCAGCAATGGTGCCTGTCTTTGCCGCCACCGTGTAATTCGGTCCGGCCGCCCCGCCGTCCGTTATGCGCAGCGCACCGTCGGTGTTGACCTCAACACCAGTATTGGTTGACCAGCCGATGAGTTTATTTGCCCAGCCCATAATTTACCTCACGCGTATGCGTATTGAATAACGAATGTCCCGTGGCACAAGTCCATCAGGCAGGTGACGTACAGCGTAAACGATCCGCTGCCGGGTAGCGCCACAAGCTTCCAGCTCGCCGCCGCGTGTTGATGCGCTTCCGCGTCATTGTCGACGGTGCTTGTGACCTGCACGAACGGCTCCACCACCGATGCGCCGGAAATGGCCGCATCGGTGATTGTGAACGAAGCCTCGGAAACTGGCGTGCTCCCGAAGTCGATTGTTGCGAAGCCTTTTCCAGCCATGTCAGCTTATCAGGCGTTGATGTAAAGCGGCGTGCTGAACGTCACCGAGTAGTTGCCGTTGGTGCTGGCCACGGTGCCGCTGAAGTCCACGAACTGCACCAGCTTGTCGGTGCTGGCCGTGCCGGTCGACTTGTAGATGATCGCACCCACGGCGCTGATCGTGGCCGAAGTCCAGCCAGGCGACAGGTTGCCGAACGTGATGGCCACGCGGTTGTTCGTGGTGTCCACCGAACCGACAGTGGCCGTCACAGCCACGCCGCCAGACGTGTAACCGGTGCCGGTCACTTCGGTGGTCACGTCGCTGCGGTTGATCCAGCCGTCCAGGTTCGTTTCGCTGGGCACGCTGGAAACCAGCAGCACCTTAAAGCTGTCAGAACCGAAGTTGATTGCTGCTTTGGCCAGGTGGTCGGCCAGGTTGCGGAAGTTAGCGGATGCCATGGTTTACCTCGTCAGGTGAATAGTTGAATTATGCGTCAGCTTCGGCGTCGGCTGACGCACTGTCCTGCGCTGCTGCGGGGGCTGCGGCTTCTCCTGGCTCGGCTGGTTCGGCCTGGGCTGCGCCCTTGCCGTCGAAGTCCTCGGGGTCCGTGTCGAACTCCAGGTCCAGTTCCTCGGCAAGGTCTAGCTCTCGGCGCCGCTGCTGGAACGTTTCTTCCACATCCTTACCGGTTGCGGCCAGGACGTCGGCCACGGTCATGAAGCCGCAGCGCACCGCGTCCTTGTAGGCCGCCACTTCCTTGGCTGGGTCCACCCACGACCAGCCGCGCGGCATCCAGCGGACGCAGCGGTAGGCCTCGGGGTCGATCTCGTAGCCGGGCAGCTCCAGGGCACCAGACAGCACCGCCATGTCCAGCCAGGCGTCGAATACACGCTGGTGGAAGTTCTCAATCATCCACTTCTGCAGGGAACGCCACTGGTCGCGGTCGTCCAGCAGTGCCAGACGGCTGCTGCTGTAGTTGCTCTGGCTGTAGTCCTTGCTCAGTGTCTCGTATGAGACACCGATACCGGCCGCCATGGCGCGCAGCTGCGCACGCACGAACGGGTCGTAATTGCCGCCCGGCCGGTTCGGCACGAACTCCTGGAATTCCTCGCCAGGGCCAAGGGCTTCAATCTTGCCAGGCTGGAAGTCGGTGATGTGCTGGTTGTTCTGCACGCCGTCACCGATCAGCTCGCCGTCGGGGGTTTTGATGAAGCCCATGATCGACGCCGACGCGCGGGCAGCCACGACCTCGGCTTCCTCGAAACCAGCCAGCTGGTGCATGCGCTGCAGGGCGCTGCTGAACCATGGGATGCCGCGGGTCTGGCTCGGGCGCTCAGTGCGGAACAGGTGGACGATCTCGTCGGCGTCCACGCGCTTGTACTTGGACAGTTGCACCTGCTTGAACAGGTAGTCACCAGGGTGCTGCGGGTAGAACCAATAGGCCACCGGGCGGCCCCAGCTATCCTTCTCCACGCCCATGCGGATCATGTTGCCGTTGTCGTGGGTGCCGTTGCGCTCGTCCATCAGTTGGTCAGATTCGATGATCTCCAGCGCCAGGGGGACAGGGGAATTGCCAAACGACTGGCCCTTGACCAGTCGAACCAGCACTTCGCCGTTTTCGGCCGCCGACGAAATCATCAGGCGCTCAATGTCAGCGAACGACAGTTGGCCAGCGACGTGGCAGTTCTCGCGCTTGCACCACTGCAGCCAGGCGTTTTCGATGGCCTCGTTCAGCCGGTCGTTCAGCACCTTGCCGTTGCGCTGGCGCTGCATGCGGACCTGGGCCTGCATGCCGATGCCGGTGCCGACCACGTTGTTCTGGATGGCGCGCAGGGCGTTCTTTGCCCAGTCGCAGTCTCTGACAAGTTGCCTTGTTCGATTGCGCAAAACTCTAAGGCTGGAGCGTGTCTCGCTATCTTGAGACGTGCCAATACTGGCGGTCCAATCAGAAGTCAGGCGGGAATAGTTGGCACCACCGTAGATTCGCTTGGAAGGCGCTGCTGCGGGCTTGTCTTTGCGGGAGAAGGGCCAAAATTTCATGCTGCCACCAGTTTGTTCGACTTGCGAAGATTGTCGTTGGCAGGGATTACCTGCAGGTTCCACGGTACATGCAGGCCGCAAACGGTCTTACCGCGTAGTGGAATTATATGATCGACGTGCCACTTTCCGCCAAATCGCGCCTGCCGATGCTTTGCAAGATCGTAGATTTCGCGCATCCACAGTTTTTCCAACTCAGACAGCCAAGAAGGGGTCGCGCTGATCTGCTTTGCTTTGCGATCCATTGCATGCTTGGTGCATAAATCCGGGTGAGCTTTACGCCAGCGACGTTTGATCTCCGACGCACGCTCTGGGTTGGCGGACATCCATGCGTTAACACGCTGGTCAACATCCTGCTTGTTCCGCCTGTACCAATCCAACTTTCTCTTTGCTGCTTTTTCGGGATTCGCCTGCTGCCAAGCGACTGATGCAGCGGTATTGCAGGCTTTACATTGGCTGTTGTGCCCGTCCTTGCTTGTCCTTTTCTTGTGAAAATCGGCAAGCGGTTTGGTTTCGCCGCATTTGCTGCAGGTCTTCATCAGTTAAACCTGACAAACATGGCGCGCGGGTTCCCCAGCCCCTGGGCGATTTTCTCGGCCTGGCGCTCGCGGGTGACGATGGTTTTGTAGCGGGACTGCAAAGCCACCAGATCACGCATCGGCGTTTTCTTCAGCGAACGATTGCCGATGGTGTATTCCTCGGCCGTGCCACCGTTCAGGCGGGCGCTGATCTCAGCGTTGATGGCGGCCAGCGCCTTTTCGGCATCGCTGCGGCCGTCGAACGTGCCGACGTTACCGCTGAACGCCAGGTTTGCCGCCACCGTCAGGGTGCCGCTGCCCAGCGTGATGCGCTCGTCGCCCTTGGTGGCGACTGCCTGCCAGAAGTAACCGCCTGCCGTCAGCGTGGCCGACTGGGCCGCCGTGATCGTGGTCAGCCAGCCCTGGCCGTTCGCTGTGCCGGTGATCTCCAGCGCCTTGTCGCCGCGGATGTAGTATTTCAGCGCCCAGTCGGCGCTTGTTACAGCGTTGTCCAGGTTGTCGCGTGCTGCGTCATCCTTCCAGGAAACGCTGTCGCCGGCAGTGATTTTGTCAGGAATGCGCATTGGGTCACCATGTCGTCACGAAACCGCGACGCCTTGGGTCGATTATAGGTCTTGCCGGTGCTTTCGGGGTAGTCGGCGCCGGGGTCGTCTGTTCACGGATGTTCAGCGCACGTTCGAATTGGTCCCAAATTGTGCGGCGGTTGTACCGGGTATACAGCCACTGCATCGCGGCGTAGGCGTAGACCTTGCAGTCCAATGCTTCGTTTCTAGCTCCAGAGCGCTTCACCCACTCCCTGACAGGAAAACCTTTGATGTAACGGGTGATCTGGCGTTCAGCTGTCAGCTGCTCAAAGTATTCCGCCCCAGCCTCGGCGTGGAAGTGGATGTACCCCGGCCCTGGCTCGTTCAGCTTCAGGCGCGCGAACACCGTGGACTTGATGGTGTCCGAACCGACCGGGTAAACCTCGGCGCTCTTGGACAGCTTCTGGCCCTTCCAGTTCAGATCCACCTTGGTGGCCTTGCCGATGGGCGGCTTTCCGCGCTGTGACTGGCCCTTGATGGCAAACACATGGTGCTGCCTGCGCTCGCGGGCGTAGGCGTAGACCTCATTGGTGAAGTGGCCGCCAGAGTCGATTGCCGTGGCCGACAGCTTGATAGGCTCCGACAGCTCATGCGGAACGGGTTTTAAGATCACCTCGTCCAGCTGTTGCCAGACTTTAGGCTGCGCAGGGTCGCCGTAGATCTCCATATGGTCGATCAACCAGCATTCCTCGTCTCGTCCCCAGCCGTACAGGCTCACCGCCAGGCGGTTGTCCTGCACGTCCACGCCGGCCGTGATGGCCAGCACCCGCGCCGGGGCGATGCCTGGCTGGTAGAACTCCACCCGCTGCTGCAGCTCGCCAGCGCCGATCTTGGCGGCGTAGTCGTCCTCCCAGGTTTCCCCCAGGACGGTGTTCACAAACGTCTTCAGCAGCGGCGCGTCGCCCTTGGCCTGCAGGAACTCGGCCACGATCTCGGCCCAGGACTTCCACCCCAGCGGGGAATACAGCGATGACAGGTGAAACCCCACCGTCCGGCCATCACTCTGCGCGGTCGGGCGCCACTCGCCAGCGTTCAGCATGTCAGTTTTGTGCCGTTCCTCGATCAGCGTGCCGCAGTCCTCGCAGGCATAGGCCGCCGTCTGCGGGTCGTCGTTGTCCCACTTCAGGTTCTTCCACTGCAGCCACTGCATGTGGCTACAGTGCGGGCAGGGGACATAGAACCGGCGCTGGTCCGACAGCAGGAACTCGCGTTCGATGCGCGACACATCCTTCACCGTGGGGGTGCTGCTCATGAACACCTTGCGCCGGGCGAACGTCGTGGTCCGCTTCTCGGCCAGCTGGATCGGGTCGCCTTCGCCGTCCACGTCCAAGGGGTAGGCGTCCACCTCGTCCATGAACAGGTAGCGGATTGGCATGGACCGCAGGCCGCTGGCGCTGTTCGCGCCGGTGATCAGCAGCACGCCGCCAGGGAATTCCTTGGCCATCATGCTGTTGCCGCTGTCCCTGGACTTGTTGTCCACGATGCGGTCGTGCAGCGCGGGGCTTTCTTCGATCATGGGCGCCAGGCGCTGCTTGGAAAACCTCTTTGCCGTGTCCACCGTCGGCTGCACCAGCAGCATCGGGCCGGGGGCGTGGTGGATCACAAACCCCAGCCAGTTGTTGCCAGTCTCGGACTTGCCGACCTGGGCGCCGGCCATGAACACCACCCGCTGCGCCGGGCTGCTCGGGGACAGCTCGTCCATGATGTCGCGCAGGTACGGCGTGCGCTCGGTGCGCCAGCGGCCAGGCTCGGCCGACGCCTTCTGCGACAGCATGCGGTTGGCGTCCGCCCAGCTGCTGACGGTGTAGTCGGGGTCGGGGCGCAGGCCGTCCGCGAACGCCTGGCGGTAGATCAGGGCGCCGTCATTCAAGTTTTAGATCCTCCAGGGCGCGGCGGATCTCTTTGACCAGGCGCTGGTGAACCTTGAACTGGTTTGTCTCGGCCGCCAGCTCGCCAGCCACTCGGTCGGGGATGTTCAGCATGGCGTCACGCACCAGGCGTGCCACACGGAAGGCTTCACGCTTCGCCGCCTCGGCCTCCACCAGTTTGCCCTCGCGTTCCTCCAGCTCCAGCTGTGCCAGGCGCGCCTTGAAGCGCTCATGCTGGGCGCGGGCTTCGGCGTAGCTGATGGGCTGGCCAGGCTCTGCGTCCTCTGGGTCCACCAGCTCGGCACGTTTCTTGGCGTGGGCGGGGGCGCCCTGGCCGGTGTCGGTGTTGGCCGCCCATTCCTTGTCCGCCAGCTCGGGGTCGATCTTGTAGCGGCCGGCCTCGGACTGCCCGACCGATGCGGATAGTCGGCCTTCTTTGATGGCCTGCACGACTGCCTGCAGGCTCACTCCGCGGTGTTTGGCGTAGGCTGTGGCGCTGACCATGGGTTAAGTACGTTGGTGGTCACTAACTAGCGAAACGTCGCGCGGGGGAATGACC